TTAGAGGAATTAAAAAAAGAAGTTTTTTCTTTGAGAACCGAATTAAAAGAATTAAATTTGGAAGTAGCAGGACTAAAACTCGCTCTATCTGAGACTAATAAATCTAATGGTCGTGTTGAAGTTCTTGTTGATATGGTTAAACAAAGAACGAGATTAGGAACAGAACGAGAAATAGAAAGCAAATTGCACAGATGGTACAATGGAGTATACAATTAAAGATGTAGAAAAAATTACTGAGTTTAAGACTTGGACTGTAAAGCAGAAAACAGATGCTTTACTTTATATTGATTGCAATCAGTATTGTAACCTAGGCAAAGAATCTTCTAAGACAGAAAAAGAATTAGTTAAAAAACAATCTAAAAAAATATATACCTTAATTAAAAGAGTAGACCATGCAATGGGAGAGCTTTTTTTACAGTCTATAGACAAGAGGTAAAGAACATGCAAAAATCACCATCAGCTTATGATAAGGAACGACTAACTCACATCAACCTTCTGATGGATAACATCCACGACTGCACCGCCGAGATTTACGAATCGCTAGTAGACCGAGAGTTTAACAATCTAAAACTTGTAATACCAAATCTAATATCGCAGTTAAAAGAAATACAAAGCTCGATAGAAGATGATATTTAAAAAAAAACAAGAAATTAGACCAAGGATTAGAGACAATAAAAGGGTAGCATACGAAAACATTACATCAGAGGAGCGAAGAATACTTATCATAGGAGATATTCACGCTCCTTTTACGTTAGAAGGTTATCTTGAGCATTGCAAAGAAACGTATGCAAAATTCAATTGCAATCAGACAATTTTTATAGGAGACATTTTGGATAATCACGCTTTTTCATATCATGAGGCAGACCCGAACGGTTATTCTGCAGGCACAGAGCTTGAGATTGCTATAAAAATGATTAAAGAATGGTACGATTGTTTCCCCGATGCAGATGTAATAATTGGGAATCACGATAGAATGGCATCGAGAAAAGCAATGTCAGGAGGAGTGCCATCTGAATGGATTAAGTCTTATAATGATGTTTTAAAAACCCCTAAGTGGAATTGGACAGAGAGAATTGTTTACGATAACGTTCAATTTGTTCACGGAGAAGGAGGTACTGCAAGAACTAAATCAAAGAATGATATGATGAGTACTTGTCAAGGCCATATTCATACGCAGGCTTACGTTGAGTGGTCAGTTGGCAGAAATTTCCGTGTATTCGGAATGCAATGCGGCTGCGGAGTTGACTCTAAAAGTTATGCGGCTGCCTATGCAAAAAACTTTAAAAAGCAAGCAATTGGCTGCGGAGTTATAATAGGAGGACATACTGCGATAAACTCTTTAATGAATCTATAGATGAATCGTAAGGTTGTAATCATATTGATTTGCCTTTTATTATTAAACAGTTGTGCCCCTTTTAAAAAAATACCTAAAGATTCGCCAAAATACGCACAATGAGATTTGAATCAGAGGTAGACTTGTCACGAGAACAAAAGGCTATAAAAACATTTGTAAATACATTTCAAGGCTCGTTTAAAAAACTAGACCCTAATGATATAGACTTTAGAGTGTTTGATAAAAACGGAGATATGATTGCTTATGCCGAAGTTAAAGGTCGTCTTAAGAAATATAAAGATGCCTTTCCTTTGCCCGTAGCAGCAAGAAAACTTGTTAAACTAGCGGACAAAAGACTTAACCCTGTTATGATATGGGCTTGTGACGATGGTATTGTATATGCAAAAGTAAATCAGATAAGCGGTACAATAAGATGGGGAGGCAGGCTTCCACGTAAAGGTTCTTACAATGACCAAGAACTAATGATATATTTTAACAGTACAAGTAGTTTTAAATATATTTCCTACTGACCACCATATATACTTTTCATTAACTCTTTATTCATTTGTTCCATTTGATAATTAACATCTGTAGTCTTATCAATTTTAGGATACATTGTTTTGTATAACTCAGGGAACAGTTTCTTTACATCCGATTTATTCATACCCTTATTAACAGGTTTTTTCATCATATATCCCGGTCTGTAAGACTTGGTTATACCCATTAAGTCATAAATATTTTCGTCTGAAAAATCTCCACCAAAAGTTTTAAATAAAGCAACAGGAGCAGTTGTTTGAACACCCGCAGCTAATTCCAATACAGGAACTATTACTTTAGCAACAGATGCCTCACCTTTCTGAGCCTCTACAATACCTTTACTTACTCTTCTAAAAACATTTGTAAACGGATTCACACCTTCACTAACAGGTCTACCTTTGTTACTTAAAGGTGTGTCTGCATTATTTAGAGCTTCTTCAATTGCAGCTCCTATTAAAGGTATTTGATAAACTAACGAAAGGCCTGTTGCAGCTAATTTAACTTGTCTCCAAGCTTCATCTCTTTCTTCGTCATTACCTCTTAGTATAGCTCCTGAATATGATGCCATGGTAAACATAGCATTGGCAGCCGACCAAGACAAAGCTAAAGCTCTAACGTCTTTTGTAAGAGGAACTTTCTTTTGAGCAACTTGCGAGTATATATTATTAGATGAACTCATTACTTTATTCATAAGTAAAAATATTGTACTTCCAAACATTGTAAAGAACCTACTACCTGTGTCCGTACCCTGTTGAACTCCAACTTTCTCAGAAGCTCTTCTTGTTTGTTGTGTTGAGTTATATTCGTTAAACTTTTCAAGAGCTAAAGCTGCATTCATTCCGTTTTTAATATTTCTATTGTAAGCTGCTTTATAACCAAGTACACCTAAAATATCTCCTGCAACAGTATTAAATCCTGCTGCCGTATCAAAACCACGAACACCTTTACCTAATTTATCTTTTCTGTTTTTATATTTAGGAGCGTTTCTTCTTCCACCTGATTCTAATCCAAACGTATCTCCTTCTAAACCTCTAACTAAACGATTCTTAAAAGTACCTGACATTGCTTTAGCTTCTCTTATTTGTTTTGGAAGAGTTGCTAAAACCGCAGCATAATCTAACGCCATTCCTACCATATCTATTGCAAGGTCTACTCCCGGAATTATTGTCGTCTTTCTTCCTAAGTAACTATACTCTTCAAAAGCTTGTATAAATGAAGATGCTTGCTTAACTACTTGAATAGGTTTAAATGATAATGCATAATTTACAAATCTACCTTGCAACCAACTTGTAGCATCTGCATCCATTTTAGGGCCTGCAGTAGGATTAATCATATAAGATAGACTACGAGAGAAAAGTTTGTCAGTTGCAGTTTCTCTTAAAAGAGTATTAATTGCAGGGGATTTTAATACAGTATTCATTTGTTTTACTGTAAGAGCATAAGCTTTATACCTTTCCATTGCTTGAATGTGGTCTTCAACTACTTCTGAAAAATCAAAACCTAGAGCTATATTCCCTGTAACATCTGTTCTGTCTTTAAGAGAAGGAGCAAACTCTGCAGAAAATACTTTAGCAAAGTCTCCGCTCAACATATCAGCAGCCGTAACTGTACCGCTTAAAGTCATAGTAGGAAAATAGTTCTCTACTTTTCTTAAACCAATATCGTTTGCTTGTATGTATACTTCATTTACACTTTCAAAATAAAAGTTACTAAAGTAATCCATTACCATGTCAGACATAATCATATTGTCTTCCCCTACAAACTCTTCTAATTGTTGCATCTTAGCCGGTGTGAATCCCTGTGCTCTTAGCTTATCTCTTTGGATTTTGTTTTTCTCTAATGAAAGAAGTCTTAAAGCCTTGTCTTTAGTTATGGCTTTCTCATCATATGTATTGTCTGTCTTTGAATTTCTTACATTAAGAATACTTATTGTGTCTTCACCCAAAGAATACTTCCAATCTTTCCAAGTCTTAAAGCCAAGCTTCTCAGCCATAGCATTTATTTTGTCCTCTTGAACAAAAACTCCTGTGTAATATCTTTCGTCCGCTCTGTTTATACCTTTATAAACATAGTCTTGAAACATGTTACCTCTAGTTCCTCTGTCTAATACATTTGCTAATGTTCCAAAATGAACACTTGTATTACGTAAGTATTTTTTTAAACCTGTTGGCTCATACTTTTGGTCGGCTGCAAATTCTGATAAGAATTCTGTAATCCCTTTAAATAAACCTTTATCGGATAGTGATTTTCTTATACTTGCTTTTGCGTTTTGTAGTTCATTACCTTCTAAAAGCTTTCCGTTTTCACCAAACAGTTCAGGAAAGTCTCTTTCAATCTGAGCATCAAACTCTGCTACAATTTTCTCAGTTTCAGCTCTTCTTAATGCTCTTCTGTTATTTAATCTAGCTATAGATTCTTTTGCAGTAGCCTTGGTGTCTGCTAAAACTTGCTCTACTTGATAGTAATCCATTGCTGCTATGTCAGCATAAGTATCATATGCTAATTGCTTGTCCAACAAAAATCTTTCTTCAGAAGATATTTTCTCCTTGTTCGCTAACTTTTGATTTATTACATCTATTTGGTCAGCGTTAATGCTTTTATCAAAAGCAGTTAATCCATCTATATCATTAGCAATAACCATATCTAAAACTTGCTTAGAATAAACAAAATACCTTTGTCCATAAGCATCTACTCCTTTGCCACGTATCTTACCACTTTCAGTTTTTTTGAATTGGGCTTTCTTTTTAACAGTAGCTAATAAGTCTTTAATCATATTGGTTCTTATAGTCTCTCTTATAGTAACTATATCTTCCATTAACAATAAAGCTTTTCCTTTAAAGTTTTTTTGATTTGTAGAGTTAATTGTTCTTAGTAATTTATCTACTTGACCTTTTGTGTATTTGGTATTCTTAGGTAAAAGTTTTCTAACTATATTTCTTAATCGTTTTTGAGCGTCAATAAGATTATCAGCACCAATCTTTTGTTGTTTAAGATTGTTTCTAATTTCAGCGATTTCTTTACTAACTGTTGTGTTTGCTCTAGTACCTAATACTCTATCAAAACCTACACGTAATTCTTGCTGAGTAACTTCTGCTTGAACCTTATAGATTGAACTTTCCAATAATAAGTCTTGTGCTTTTTGTCTTACCTCAGCTAACGTTCTTTTTCTAGGATTTGGAATTGCTTTGCCTGTTTCACTATCAAGAAGCACACCATCACTTTCTACTGTTGTGTTTGCGTAATCATTTACTTTGTCTTTTAACTCGTTAAACAAAGCTCTTCCAACATTTACACCACCTTCAACATTAGTAAATTCTAAAGGCATTTCAAGAAACGCATCAATATGAACTTTCATAGCAGTATTAATTGCTTTAGCAGGAAATTTTCTATTCTTTAAAACAACTCTAATTGAAGCATCACTAAACCCATTCAGCCTGCCCTGTTCTATAATACCCTGCATTGATTGACCACTACTGAAAGCGGCTTCGGGATTTTTCATCTGAATCAACTGAGCATCAGTCATCTTTAATTTCTTTCCTGCAAAGATGTCTGCGAGTGCAGTACCTAGGAATTCATCTAAAGAGAGGGCTTGAATCTGTGCAGGAGTTAGGTCATTAGATAGACTAAATTGTTCTTTAATTGATTTCCAAATACCAAGCAACCATTCCTGAAACTTAGACCTTAAAGATGCATCTGCAATACTTTGGCCCTTATTACCAATAAGAATTGCCATGGCTTCATTGGTAGCTTTTTTAATGTCACCGTTGAATATTACTAACTGTCTAGCAAACTCTGCGTCTTGCTGCACAAGCTCTGCTCCTTTATTATAAATAGCAGTTCCTTTTTTAGTAGTCTGTAAGTAGTCTGTCCATACGTGCCCCATCTCGTGGATAGCAGTATTAAATAATTGAGAATCTGAATTATGTGTTTGTGGATTTATATAAATATCTCCATCAACTGTAACACCATAAATTACTTCGTTCCCTTTTAGGTATACTTTAACTCCGGGAGATTGTATTACATTTTGAAAGGTAGCTGCATCAGTAGATATAGCGACACTTGGAAAAGACACATTTAAAAAGTTTATTAGTTTTGTTGAATTCTCAATGTTACCTTCTGTTACTGCACCTATAAATTCTAATCCGGGAAGTCCGTTCTGAACACCAACCGTTTCAGTTAGTATAGTTCCTACACTTGATGGTTTTAATTGACCTTCTTCTAAAGTCTCTTGTCCTTTTTTCTTTTTACTATTTTCTACTTGTTTAGGAGTAAATGTTTTTCCTTTAGCTTCATCTTTAGTAAGACCAACTATCGCATTATTAAATGCGGTAGGGAATGCATCTTGAATAGGAATCGACTCTTCTAAAACTCCAATGTTTCTTCCCCTAACTCCCCAATCATAATTGGGATGGTTAGTTTTAATTACCTCCGGATTTAACACATCAATACCTTGAATTGCAACCACACTTCTTTGTGGTACATTTTTCATTTGTGGGTCAGTAATTAAATCAGTAATTTCAGAAAGAGACAGTAATGTTCTACTTTCAGCAGGCATGTTTTCTAATAAGATAGAAGGTACTAAAGAATTTGGTTTACCTGCATTAGTTGTTTCTCCTGCTCTGTTAGGAGAACCAAACGCTATAGTCTCTAACAATACTCTACGTGAGGGTAATGTTAATGTTTTTAAAATTTTAGCATCTAAAAGTTGTTCAATGCTTTCAACGCTTTGAGCCTTACTAAGCAACTCTTGTTTTTGTTTAATTGTTTTACTATACGCCTTAGATGTTAATTCAGAAAGTTTAGCTCCCTTTAGACCTATACCTGTTTCTACTGCAGCTTCTAGCTTAGCTATATCAATTGTAGTTTGTTCTATAAACGCCTCTAAAGCTTTTACTTTATTTTCCTTAGGTATCTTGGTAAGATTATCAGCTAAAACTCTAAACGTTGCTTCGTTAGATAGCAAAGAACCTTCACCCATTTTTACAACAGTTAAAGGAACTAATCCGTTGTGTTCAGGATTTTCCTTCCACCACTTCTTAAATAAAGGAATGTTTGCCATATAAACTTCCTCTGCTTTAATAAGCATATCATTGGCTTCTTTTTCTGTAGTGTTAGCCCATGCTGCTCCTTCGTTTCCTTCTGTTTCAGTAAATCCTAAACCACCTTTTAAATCAACAATAACATTTCCTGTTTCAGGATTTGTAATATTACCTGTAGTAAGTTGGTCTGATATAGTAAATACTGTAGGAATACCATTTATAATCTGTAAAGAAGCCGTTGTAACCGGACGGTTTGTTCTGCTGCCTAACTCTTTACCGTCTATAGGAACTCTTTTACCTGAGTTTACAACAGTTTTTTCGTTACCCGACACCATTGCATCCATTCTATTTAATTCTAGCTCTTCAGCTTCAATCTGAATGTCATTATCAATGTTACCGTCTAAGCCTTCTTTCATTCTGAAATCAACTTTAGGCCCGTCATTAAGTGAGTTTTCTAAATCACTAACTTCCTCGTTTAATACTTTTGACTCTGACTTAAGTTTTTTTGATATACCTTTTATTTGTTTTTTTATTTCAGATATATTTTCTTTTACTTCAACAATATTATCTTTAGCCGCTTGTTTTAATTCTTCAATAGCATCTGCCTTCTCTTGCTTAGGCATTTTCTTTTTTCTAGTCTCTGCTATATCAGTTTTAAGTTCTTGTCTTATGCTAAGGATTTCGTTTTGTTGGTCTTCAATCTCTCCTTCAAAACTTGCAACCTCTTCCTCTAAAGGATTTATTTCTAATCCTGACTCTAACGAGTTCTGCCCGTCATCTTGGACGTTGGCTTCTTCGTTAGTTTCTTCGGCAAACTCGTTCTCGAGGAGTACTCGTTCTCCCACCTCTGTGCTATTTTCGGTTTGTTTTGGTGCATCCACCTTCTTTGTGCTTGACTTACGAATGGCATCTTCTTCTTTTTTAGTGGTTATTAATTCATTCAACTCTAATGCAACTGCAGCATCATTGAATACGCTTATGTCTGTACTTTCAATTTCTTTTTGTGATAATGATTTTATCCTTTTAAGAAACTCTTCTTTATTATATCTCTTTCTGATACTTCTACCAAATCGATTCTTTTCTGATATTGTATATCTAGGCACTTCTACTCTTACATCTGTGTCTGACGTTTGTCTTCCTGAAAAAGTTTTAAACTGAAGATTTGTTTGCTTATCTACGCTTCTTAGTGTCTTTGAAGACACTATCTCTGCTAACTCGTTTTTAATCCCTTTGATTGTTTCGCTAAAAATCTCTCTTGAATTAGTTGTTTCTGAAAGTTTTTCTTTAGCAGCTAACAAAGCCATCGTTCTATTTTCTAAAGCAGGGTTATTGCTAAAATCAAACTTGCCTATAGTTACTCCGTTTGTTTCAAGTAAAGTTCTTGCATCTTTTCTAAGACCAATGTTTTGATTTATTCTTTGAGCAGACTCAGGGCTAATCTGTCCTAGTTCAAGCATACCTTGAGTCCAATCCGCAATCTTCTTACCTGAGTAATTTGATTCAGCCATATAAGCTATGTCTTCAAACTGCTCTGCTATAGTTATGTTGTTTACATTTCTTCCATCCATGTACATGTTCATAGCTGCAAAAGGAGCACTCATACCTACACCACCTATAATTTCATCCATGACCTCAGCCATGCTTTCTTCTTGACCTGCAACTTTTTGTGCTAGGTATTCTCCTAGTCCTTCAGAAATTGGGTCAAGCGTAGCAACACTTGCTAATCCTGCTACAACTCTTGTAGTCCTAGTTCCTAAAGCTCCTACTTTAAATAATCTACCTGCTAAACCGAATGATATTCTATCAACAACACCTATCGTTAAACCACGAGCTAGTCCTATTCGTTTAGCTTCTGCCCATACTTCAGGGTCTTTAATTGCGTTAACTAATTCATCAGCATCTTGAGGCTTGTAACCTTGATTAGATACTGCTTCATAAAAAGAATTTGTATATTCTAAAGCAACCATCGTAGTAGCAACTCCATTTTTTAATCCATCAATACCACCTGCTATAAGTCCTGCTCCTGTTGTAGCAAAACCTAGAGGCCCTGCGGAAAAACCTGTTGCTCCCATAGTACCACCTACTGCAGCCTCTGCAGTTACTGCTGCTCCTACAATTTTTAAACCATATGGTAACATTTGACTAATTGATTGAGCAGCCATACTCATTGCTATTTCAACAGGGTCATCATAAAAAGCATCCATTCTCTCAGAGTAACTAAGAGCACCATGGTATCTACTTAAAGCTCTTCCTGTTGGTTTACTTTGTTGTATATTTTTTTGATTTACAATATACTCTGCAGCTTCTCGTATTGATAAGTCATCTTCCATATCAACAATACCCATGGACATTGCTAATATTTTTTGATTTGCTTTTCCGTTTGCCCAACCTCCACTCCAAGAACTTGAGAATGAAGCCCAATTATCAACAAAAGTTTTACGTGCGTTTCTATCAACCTTGGCATCAAGATAAGTCTTAGCTACTTCAAATTTTTGTGCAGCATCTGCTTTCCCAAACTCAACCTCAGCATTTCTAACCAATAAGTCGTTTATTCTTATTTCTTCTGCAGAAGTCTTTGGTTTATAGTTTTGTAGTTTTTCTCTACTTACTCCAAACTCTGACAACGTAACTTCGTTAAGAGCAGTTGCTTCTTGCTTGTATACATAGTTAGATTCCGCAGCAATTTTTATTTTACCTTTTAATTGTTTTTCAATTACTAAATCAAAATCTTCTCTTACTCTTCTAAAGTCAGTATCATTTACTGTTTCTCTTAGTTCTTCAGCTTGTAGATTAAGCTTCTCAGTATACTCTAAAATATCTTGTCTTCTTCTTCCGTTTACATATAGAGCACCATATTTTTCTGCATTTTCTTTACTTAAATCTTCTTCTCTAAAAGGCATTTCCTCTGTACCAAAACCACCTTCATCATTGAATACACCTGCGGTTTTTGCAAGGTCATAACGTTGACCTTCAATAAACCTTAGTTCATCCATTATATCTTCATAAGCATCTAACTCAGTTTTGTAAGTGGTATAATCAAGTCCTCGTTCTGCATAAAATGCTTTAGCTTCCCCGTCTACAGTACTTATGTTTTTCCAAGAACCTTCTGCAAATTCTTGTGCTGCTTCTTCTGTGTCAAAATTAAATACCTCACCTCTTTTTTTGGCTTCTTCATAAGCTTCCATTCCGCTTTTTTCCATCCACCATCTTGGGTCACTACCATATGTTTCTCCTTTTGGAAAAAGGGTAGGGTAAACCACTTCTTTACCGTCAATATTTGCTGATTCTAATAATACAGTAGATTCTGTTCCGTCTGCATTAATACGAGCAGTTCTTCGAATATTTGCTATTTTAATAGCATTATCAATTACATCTTGTTCTTCGTCTGATGTTTGTTGATTTTGAGGACGAGCATAATTTGAAACAAAGTTTTTTAATTTTGAAGCCTGTTCTTGAGTAACAGATTCTAAACGACCTTTACCTCCTAAGATTATTGTTTCTCTTTCTACTGAGCCCGGAGCAATAACCTCTAATTTGTTTGCCCCTGCAGCTCTAAAGATAAAACCATAGCTACCGTACATTGATGTAAAGTAATCTACTGCATCTGTTTCAGATTGAGATATAGTTTGTGAAGTTGTGTTTTCTAATGCGTTTACAAAGTCTTCAGTTTTAAGTAATTCGGCTAAATTTGCTTTGCCTATTTCTTTTTCAGCAGCCAATGTTGCAGCCTCATCTGCTTGTAACTGTAAGTTAGCGGGTTCGTTTGCTTTAGTTTCTTGTAAGGTTAATTTAAAGTCAGCAGCCCCTTGATTATTAGCTTCGTCTATTGCTTCCTGTGTAGGATACATGCCTCCTTGTCTTCTGTCATAAGGAGACTCATAATCCGATTCGCCTATATTAGTAGGTACGTATTCAGGTTCTTCACGATTCGCAAAAGCTTCAGGATCAAATATTGGAATTTGTTCTTGATTAGTCTCTGCTTGCTCCGAAGAACCATTTGCCAAGTTTAATTCCGAATTTTCTTTTTTTTTTACTTCTTCGTTAGCAAGTTGTTGTTCAGCCCAAGCAGATTCAAATGTTGCGAAATCTGTTTCTGTGCTTAAAACTCTAGCTTCTTGTGCTTGTTTGTGCATAAAAAGTTTTTGCTCTTCAGTTGATTGCGCAAATTCCTCAAACGAAGTCTGAGTACTTAGTATTCTACCTGCAATAAAACTGTCGTAAAGAGCCTGTAACTTATCCATATTGTCTATTAATTTATTGGATTACCAAAAGCATCCACATTAAGTTTTTTGTTAGTCTCTTGTCTCTTACTTGTTCTTTTAACTTCTTTTGAAGTTCCTTTACCTACAAGGAAAAATCCTAATCCTGATGTTTTAATATCTTCTTTTGTTGCTAGACTCCAAGAAGCTCGCTTAATATCATCTAATCCTTTTATTATTTGTGCACTAATCTCGTCTTCAGTTCCCTCCATATTAATTCTAGCAATTTCAACATTACCGTCTTTAACAGTAACTATATCACTACCTGCTTTTGCAGTACCAACTACAAGTTTGTTTCCTCCCGGAATTGATTTTAAAGCAGATTTAATTGCAGTTTCTGTTAAGGTTTCATCAAAGTTATTCTCATCATCTTTTACAAATGAATCAACACTTATGAATTTATCCATTTCTCTTAAGAATGTATCTTCTTGTGTTTCATCTATTTTTTGATTACTTGCTCCAAATCCTTTTGATTCAGCATTAAAACTTCTTTGAGGATTAGTTGAACTTGATTTCAATAAAGTATCTATATTATCAATTTTCTTTGTAGCAAAGAAATTGGCTGCTCCTGTAACCCAAGCATCTTGTGTCAATCCTGTGTTTGTGTTATCCGCAAAATCTAACTCTTCAGGTTGTCTACCATCTGTATATGTAATAATTACAGACTTAGCGTTTCTGTCAATGGTATCTATTGCAGGATTAGAACTTCTTAAGAAATCTATCGCTTCATCTACCTCAGCAGCATTACCATAATAAAGCTTAGCAACATTAGAAAGAGATGACTTTTCACCACCTACTTTATTAGCGTTGTTTGTGTCATTTGTAGTAGGAGATTTGTAATCATTAACTGATACTGCTTTTTTCTCTCTATTAACTTTGTTTCTAATAGCCGTACGCATATAAGCATATACCTCATCCTCTTGTTGTTTGGAGTTAGGGTTTATGCTCTCATCAAAAACAGGCACAACTGTACCTCCTTCTCTGCTCATTAGTATTAAACTCTTATCTTTTTTTGCTTCTTCTACATCAAAAGTAAAACTGTATTCTTTATTGTCTTTGTCAGCTACTACAAAATCAGTAAGTACAGATGAGATGTTATATCCATTTCCTGAGAGCTGACCTTTAATCCAATCGTTCTCAGCCGAAAGATATAAGTTTGCAACTTCACCTTCTTCTGTTGTTAGGCCTAAGTTTTCCATGTCGCTTTTAGAAAGCTTTTTTGAAAACGGGTCTATAGATGTAATTAACTGACCTGCAGAAGTTCTACCACCTGTTACTTTAGCAATTTCTGTCCACGCTCCTGTAGCTTCTACCCATTTTGAAGTAGCTGCCTCAACATTGTATTTATCAAAAGTACCTGTTATTTGACCACGCAATGCACTTACCGCAACTAAATCATTAGGGTTTGAAGATATTGTGGTTAATCCTGTGTCTTTATTTTTTTCTCTATAACCTGCACTAACTTTTCCTGTTTGTGGATTAATGACTAATTCACTTCTATTAAAATTTGCAAATCCTTCAGCATTCTCCATAAGCCACACTTCCATTTTCTGAGAAGCGGTAGCAGGGTCTTGGCTTTTAAACCTTTCCATTTTAGTAGCGTACTGTGCTTGATAGTCTTCAATTAAATTAAAAGCATTTTCAGTTCCGTCAAGTAAATTTTGACGCATTTGAGTATATTCATATTGGTCTATACCTCCTGCTCTTAATAACTTATCTTGTACAAGAGTAACTTCTCTTGCATTATCAGCATAGGCAATACCCCAATTTCTAATAGTATCACTTTCTCCTTGAGGAATTACATCTAAAGTTTTTTGAAATTGTCTTGTGGCTTCATTAATAGCACCCTTCTTGTCAATCCTTGTTTGTATTTCATCTTGAACTACGTCAGATAACTGTGTTGTTACCTCAGCCCAATTTATTGCTGCCTGAGGGTCTCTCGGTTGATATTTATAGTATGTTGCCATTTATAGTCTTACATTTTTTAGATAGTCAAATGGGTCTTGAAAAGTTTTTGGTGCATAATTTCTAGACAAAGGATTGCCCAATTGGTCTATTGCTTGTTGAAAATCAAATTTTGCTTTTTTCTCAATTGGATTAAGAACAGGAGCTACGGGAGCAACTACGCCACCTGCCCCAACTACAGGAGCTGCGCCGGCTTTCCCTTTGGTCTCTGCTTCTAATTTAGCTGCTTCTTCTGCGGCTTTAATTTGAGCTTGTTTGTCCAATGCGGCTTGTTCAATCTCTGCATCCTCAATAGCTTGTTTGTCTTTAGAGTATAAAGCAAAAGCATTTATACCATCTGCTACTGCACCGATAGTGTTATTAAGTCCTTGTGTATTTTGTATTGCTGCTCTATTTTCAAAAGCTGCTGCAGCTTGCTGAGCACCTGCGACCTCTTGTAAGTCCATACCAACACTTATATCTCTAAGTCTTGAATCTTCTTCTGCTTTCTGTGCTTCAAGGTCGAATAAATCTTTATTCATTTCATCACGAATCTGACCTTGACCTTCTTGTTGTTGTGCTAATACTCTTCCTGCGGTAGCCGCTCCTCCTCTTTCGCTTTCAACACCTGCTTCTAATGCCTGTGCTCCTGCTGATAGCATTGCTTCTCTTTGTCTTTCGTAAGGTTCTTTGTTTATTGATAAAGCATCTGCGAAATTAACTTCAAGCTTTCTTCGTGCTTCCTCCATTTTTTTGTCAGCATCTCTTTCTGCTGCTTCTGCCGCACTTCTTGCTCGGTTTGCCGCAGTAAATGACATGATTGCTCCTGTTCCTTTTGCAGCAACACCAACTCCTGCAGAAATTAATAATGCCGTACCTGTTGCAATTCCCATATTATAATAGTTTTATCATCTCTTTATTGTAGCTATCTCCCTGTGCATACCCTTGCTTTTCATATGTCTCAATTAAGCTATTGCTTTTAATTAAAGCATATGCATATTTTGCTCCTGTAGACTTTGCTGCTTCTGTTAATCTTTCAATTAACAAGCCCATAGCTTCCTTTCGCTGAGGTTTTTTTCTGTATGTTTTACTTGATATAATCCAATCAATCCAAGCTACTTTTGAATTGGTATTGTAAATATATCCGGCACATATTGGAATATCATCATCAAAAATAATAATACCTCCTGTTCCATTTTCAGGAAGAAAGTCTTTTAATGGAGCATCCCATCCCCAATCTTGCCACCACCCTAATAATATATTGTCATAATTATCGTCAGTAATCTGCTTTATATTAAATTTCATTTACTAGCAAAGATAGTAAATTTATGGGTAGCTTTTCATTACTTCAGACTCTACCGTAAAAAGGTTTATAGGGATTGTGTCTACATTTGTAATTGTGAAGACACCGTAGTGTCCTAATATACCGTGCGATTCTGCTACTGCATTTTTAATGTATAAGAAAAAAGCATCTTGAATTGGTATCGCTACTGCAGGTGCTGCAATATTTATCACTATATTATTTACGCCATTTGGCAAATCAATATTTATTGATGTTATTGTTCCCGCTAACTGAGGAGCGGTATATGGTGGCAATGCAAAATAAAGCGCATCTCCAACTGACATTATTGTAGACAAATCTGTAGACAAATCAAAAGAAACTATTGTTCCCCCTGTAACTGACTCACTTCGTCCAATACCATTTAAAGAACGTAAAACGTATTCACTAGCTTGTGCAGGAATAGTTCCTGCGTTTCTTACAAAAGCATAAAAACTTCCTTCTTTTTCTTCATAATAAGATGCTTCAACAAAACCTCCTACTTGTATATCACTAGCAAGCGTAATAGACCATCTTGAATCTCCCTCTAAATTAATTGTTTTAAAAATTTTATTTTCAAGAGGATTATCATTAAAAACAGATGTAACAGTACTATTGTATTGAACACCGTAGAAGTTGTTTCGTGTTTCGTTTGTGTTATGACGGTAAAGGTTACCCCCGTTAAATGAATAGAAGTAGTTATTCATACCTATCATGTAATCAGGGTCATAAGAATAGAATGAAGGCCATCCATTTACTCCTTCGTCATATACTAAAGTGTTTGCCATTATTTATTTTTTAATATTATTTCCATTTTGTTTCCAATCTATCCAAAAACCTACCGCAACCATTAAGTGTAAAAATATAGATAAACCATATTCATACATATTATGCCATGTTGCAAAATGTAAGTGTACATGGCCTATCACCCAAAACGGTATAGCCATTTGTTGACTGTACCATATTAAAAAGAATATTACAAATCTTTTTATTCCGCACAATGTACTATATCTCCGCATTCATAAACTATTCCGTTAGTCGCAGTTGCATCAGGTGTTGCTCCTGAATTTAATTGTTGAATTGTTCCACAATAAGTTGCTCCTACTCCCGGTGTTCCTACTTGAAATTGAATAACATCTCCAATTACATTATTGAATGTATTTGCAACTGTGTAATCTAAAGCACTTGTACAATCTCTAAGTTGAGCAGTATCACAGTTTGCTATTTCTTCTATAATACCATTAGTTACTTTAATATATTTTGCACTATCTATTCCATAATAACCATTGGCTGCTTCTAACACTCCATTTGTGTCTTGAAATACGAAATCATGCAATGCAGGAACTCCTGCAGTACCTGTTACAGGCATATTATAAAGAAGTGAGTCTCTAACTTTTGCACAAGCTCCTCCTGATTCTGCATTATCAACAGTTGTGGTATTAAAGCTTATTAACTTTTGAGGACAGTCTACAGTAACATTCCATCCTGTAGTTGGGCAAGGCCCAATCATTTCTAGACTTATAACACTTGGAGTTACAGCAGGCTTTGGTATAGCCATTGTACAAATCCCCGGAGAAGTTGCAGTTAATGCAAGTTGACCGGATATTATATTTCTACTATCTGTAGCTCCACTATCTACAAAAGCTCCTCCTACATAAGTATTAATAGGAACATTTGAAATAAGTTTTGGTAAGCCACAATTTGAAGTAGTAGCACCTACGTAAGTTGGAGTTCCGTTTTTTAATCCTTGTAAATAACCATAAATCTCAGAACTAAGTTTATTATTAACTACACTATTATAAGTTGCCTTTATACCATCAGGTATTCCTGAAGGCACAAAACGAATTCTAACTGCTCCTGTATCAGAACCAAGATTTACATCAAGACGAAAAATACCTGTTCCTCCTGCTGCTGAAACACTTGTTCCACAAGCAGTTGAACAACTATCACATATTTGTTCTGCTAATAATACACCATTTAATTGTTGTCTGCTTATAACTGAATCTGAATAAAATTGGTCAGGTGCAAGTGTCGTTAATGCAATATCTGCATAAACTGAAGTAGAGTTATTTAATGTTAATCCGTCTAAATAAAATGTTGCCATAATTTGATTTATTTTTAAGTTGGTTGTGATACACAACAACAAGCGTTAATTGCATTTGAACCAACTCATAAGTCTATTCCTGTACTACTTCTATAATCCCAAATTAGATATAACTTGCTACCTGTACTAGGCATTCTAAAAGATGCCGTATAAGCAGTATTACCATTTGTTGGGGTTACAATAGGTGTTACAAGTGTTGAAGCCGTTACCAATGAATTTATATCAGCAGCATTATTACCATAAGCAGTATCGGTTCTTAAGAATCTAAATGAATCTTCTTTTACTAAGAAATCATAATCATCAAATCCAACTTTGTTTGATAGCATTGTTATTAAAGCATTGTCGGCAGGAATTACTCCTCCTCCTTGGAATCCTTTAATTTCTTTAAATAAAGATACAATTGGTGAAGCACCTGTTAAGAATTCTACACTTTCCGTATGTAACGGAGAAATAAATGTTCCATCTGACCATCTATATTCATCTGTAATAAACTTACCTCCGTCATTGTTGGAGTTTAAGTGAATTAGATTTATTGTAATTTCTTTAGAATCCGGACACTCATACGTTAATTCAATTGTTCCCGTTCCTAGAGTTTCTAATACTACATCAACAGTATCAACATTAACTTGGTTTTTATTAAATGTTAACACTCCGTTTGCAACTACGCTTCCTGTTGTAAAAGTTTGTGCATTATATGTAGCTGATACAATAATAGGATTGCCTTCTGCTGAAAGAAATGAGTAACGTAAATCAACCTCTCCAACAAGAGCACCTAGGCTAACACAGAACTCATATCTATTACTTCCTAGCGATGTATAGGTCTGTGTAATACCACAACTTATACAAGGTATAGGATTAGGTGTTTTAATATTATTATTGCTTAAAACGTACTCATTCATGTAAGGGTCAAACCCTCCTAGTTTTTGAGTTTCAAAAGAAGACGTAAATAAATCTCTAAAATATCCTCTTAATCCAACTTTTGATACTACTACTAATTGTTCGCTTTTAGCACTTGTTCCTTTTAACAATATTACTGCACCTCTTTTGGCATCAGTAAAATATTTAGAATCACCATATAGTGCAAAACTTTCAGGATTTGAACTAATACCATATTCTTCAATTCTTGCTATCTGAGTTCCTAAAACTAAAGGAACTGTAGTTAATAAATTTCCTGCACCTGCATCAGAAAGTAAATTCTTTCCTGACAAGACATAAGATATTTTATCTTCCTGCAAAACAAGAACATCTGTCTCTCTTGCAAAAAGTTTTTGAATAGGCCCAAACGATGCTTCTAATGCTTTAAAATTTAGCAAGCCTCCGTTAAACTCATTTAATTTATTAACGTTTGATTCTTCATTATAGATACCACTATAAGTAATATCTGAAAATCTTTCTGCTTGTTGGAACTCTGTACCTTGAGTTGTAAGTGCTCGATTACCTAACACTAATGGTCTTCCTGTAATAGAATCTTGTATTTTAAAACTTTCTACACCATTCCCAAAAGCAAAACAATTAAAGAAATCTGTTTTAATTATTGCAGGAGTATTAGTTGCTATAACTTGATTTTGTGTATTACCTGTATGTTGACCTAAAGCATCTATAGGAAATGAATCTGAAGACTCATACCATAAATCAGGTTCTGCATCTTGTGCATTTGATTCAAAAACAATTGCAGTTACTGACCTTATAACAGTAATATTAACCTCTAAACGAGTTGCTTTTCTGTCGTTACCACCATACCCTTTAGTTGACCTTACTTGAAAGAAAGTACGTTGTTGAGGAGTTCCGGGAGAAGTTGTACCAACATAACAAGAAATTCTATTAACCTCACAACTTAAAAAGCCGGGAGTAGTTTGATAATTTGGGCCTGTAACACCTTCAACGTTTGTTTCTTGGCTTTCCAATGCAGCTCCTATATTATCTCCCTCAAACCATTCTTTAAAATTGTTATATAATGATGAGGAAGTAAATGTTGCATCAACTTCCCAACGTTTTGCAGGAACGCCTCCTTTACCTTTTCTTCTGTTTTTAATAACCATTGTTATACGAGTACCTTGTGGTATTGTATAATCTATAAATTGTCCGGGAATTGCAACGTTTTCTACATCAACAGGATAACTTATTGCTCGACATCCACCATTATTCGGCCCTACTACTTTTTCTCCATAAGCAATTACAGGATAGTCTCCAAGCTGAGTATTAAAATTATTTGCTTGAATTTTCATATAAGTTCCTGCGGGAACTAATAAAGTTTCATCTGCAGAGCCAACAGGAGGAGGGTCTAAAAATTCTCGTGGTTGTGCTTTTTTCTCTAAAACAGTTGTTCTAGTACATCTTTGTCTAGGGCCATTCGTATCTGTTTTAACAAACAACTCATCACCTTCTTCTATTTTTTGAGAATTCTGTCCGTCAACTAAAAAGAATGTTGCGCCTGATGATGGGTCTCTAAAAAAGAAATTTGAATATATTATATCATATTCTGACTTATCAGGTTTAATACAAAACTTATATCTTTTAGCCCATGAAGGAGCTATTTGTTCCGTAGGAATGGTTACGCTTATAGTATTAACTGTATCAGATAAAGAACAAGGAACGTGTTGTGTGTTATTAGCACTTACAAGAGCTGATGATGACCTGTTAAATTCATCCATATAAACAATAGCCACTTCATAATCTCTATTGCTTTTTAAACTTTTAGGGTCTCCAATTTCTTGAAATGCTGATTGAGCAAGTCTTATGTCATAATATGCATAAACTGTTTGTGTAACATCTGCAGGAATTAAAGAGTCAACATACTGTACTGCAAGAAGTTGAAATGTAATTTTCTCTGAAGTAGGACTTGATATTATTTCAATAGGTTGGTTTACTGCACTAATACCACTCTTAACTTTAAATAAATCATTTACGTCATTTTCAACTATACAATTAAATGCATCAGTAAACGTAGCTCCTTGACATGAATCTTGCACAGGCAAAATACCTGCAACTGAACCAACTCTGTCTATAAAATCTGTATTAATTGAAAGTGCATATGCACTTGTATAATCTTGTTGAAGTGTATAAATAAAATTAACCTGAACGTCTGCCTGTTCTTCTGTTGGGAAAGGAGTTTGTCCGGTATAACTATTAAACTTAAAACTTATATCAATATCTATAACAGAACCTGCTTTTAAAACAAGACCTGTTAAGTCAATTGAAAATTTAGCTTTAGAAGTTACATTACCATCAATTGTAAAATTAGCATCTAATGTTTCTGTTTCTATTGTTGAACTACCTACTTGTTGAGAATCTAATTCAAGAAAATATAAGAATTGAGTAGGAGTTGAAACTCCTTCAGAATTTACTCTTGCTAAGTCATAACCTTCTGTGTAGTTCCCATACATAAGCCTATTCCCCATAAGGGTTTGAGCTTGAGCAATTTTAGGAACATTATCAAATAATCTTAATATTTCTCCTGAAGGTAATATTGTAAAAATCTTACTATTACTAAATGTAAAAGTATAATCTGTATTGTCAGCGTACCCTAAGTCTTCTTTGTTTAATTTCTCTATAACTTTAATTACAGAACTATTCATGTCCTTAAACAAAAGGTCTATCTCTGTAACAAGTGGCCCTCCTGAATTGTAAGTTACATCACACATGTTTGACGTGTTTAACATTCCTGCATTTAAAGCAGTAGCTAAATCATAATCAAATATGTTAGGAATAAAAGAAGGTTCACTAAACTGCGATGTTGCAGAATATTCACCATCTTCATATCTATATCTATATGCAAAACAAATAAATCTGTTTTGTAAAAAATTATCTTCTGTATTGGTAAATAATGGAACAATACTCGGAGAAGTTGTTGGTGGTTTTTTAATCACCTTAATTGACTCCGCACTAAATCCATCTATATTCCCAACAGGATTCCCATAATTTTTTGTAATATTAAATTGTCTTGGAGGATTAATGTTGTCTGTAAAGAAAACTAAGTCTTCTATTTTGTCTACTCCTGTAATAAGAAATTTATTATCAAAGTCTAATGTGGTATTTACTCCACCTCCATCATTTATACTTATAATATGATAAGTAAGTAAATCAGTTATAGTATTGTATGACAATATCATATCTACTTTTCCTGTAATAGAAACTTCTACAGGTTCTGTATTAGATGTAATAAACCAATATACAGTTTCATTAGCACCATCCTCAAAAGCTCCAATACAACGAGCTCCTACTAAAAGAGTTCCTTCATATCTAATATCAGTAAGTTTGTCGTTTCCTTTTGTGTTCTCAACAACTCCTATTTCAGAACCTTCTGTAGAACCCATACGGATATTTAATGCATCAATGTACTCCCCGTTTGGCACGAGTCGTTCATCAACCATTTTGTTCATTTTACCCTGTATAAAATTTCTTGAAAGATTTGCCATACTATTTTATCCATTTATCTTGCCCTCTTAGATTCTGTAATAATCTTCCGGGATGTATGTTGCTAATTCTAATTTTTGCGTTTCTTAGTAACGCAGTTTTACGCTTAAGCATACGCTTAACAATATATTCTTGAGTACCTACTTTAGAACCAAGTATGGCATACTCAACTGAAGCATATACATATTCTTCAAATAATTTGTTTACTGTAATTTTACTATCATCACCACCTTCCATACCGTCAGATATGTATTCAAGAATCACTAAATTTTGACCTACACTTGAGCTAAAGTTTATTACTCCGGCTTTTCTATCTATAGTAAAAGTTGGATTAGCATTTGCAGTTTCAGTATTTAAACCAAACCTTGCTCCAATTCCATAATCAAAATACCAATTGCCATCAACGTTATATCCAAGTTGTCCGTCAAATTGACCACCATTCCCGTCTAAATATATACTTGGTTTAGTTCCTGAAATTCTATCAATATCGATAGTTGAATCTTCAGGTCTTAAAATATTACCTGCTTGGTCAAATAAGACTCTACCTGTTTGGTCTTGAAGATATGCTTGAGCACTTTGAGCTTGAATGTTTTCACTTAATGGATATAATATACCATCTCTATACATAGATATCCTAACCCAATTTACATAATCAGGAGGAAAAACAAATCTAAGACTGTCATCAACTGATAGTTCTAGTATTTTTATTTCTTTAAATGCATCGTAGTTTAATTCCTGAACTGCTCTCTTAGCGTGAAACAATATTTTAAATCGTTCTTCGTTATTTACAAGACTATGATTGCCTTGATACATTAACATAAAATTGTTAACTATGTCGTATAATGAGACATATTGATATGAGCCCCAATTAACATCTTCAGGTGGATTGACTCCATTGTCGTAGTACTGAAATTCTGATATATATGCCATTATGATTCTTCTTGGTTATCTTGGTTTTCTTCTGCTTGTGCAAATGAATAAACATCCGCTTCTCTAATCATAACTCCTGCGTATTGAAGTATTTTTAAAATCAATCCTACTTCATCATCAAGAGGTATTTCAAAGTCTTGATAATCACTACTACTTTGGTCAAAAACAGGAGTTCCGTTTACCAAAGTGATAAATGTCCATTTTGGTTCTAGAGGATACCTTAAGTATTGTGCTTTTACCTGACCTATATTACTTATAGTGTTTGGATAAGCAGTTAAGTTATTTGCTTCTTGTGTGTAAGAGGGAAACGTTAAATTTGGTGCAGTAAGTAATGAATTGTTTAACATAGTTATTTTACTATGCGTAACTTTTTCTGCTTCTTCAAATTTACTTGTGCTAAGGTATATTGCGTAAGGTCTTCCAATCGCATTTAAATCATTTCGATTAGTTGTTATTGTTGTTGCATTATCTATAATAGTGACAAGAGCATATTGAACCCCTCCGTTTTCATACGCTATAACATCACCAACACTTATACCAACAGTAAAGTCAGCAGTAGAATCTATAAGCTTGTTAGAACCTCCTGTTGTTGCAGTAGTGTTTCCACTCGCTAATAGCGTTTGGTATATTATTGCTTTATTTAATAAGTAATAATCATCTCCTGTTGTTAATTGAGATGGAAGCGAATAAAGATTTCCAAGAATTTTTACTAATCCTTTTGTTTCTGAAAATATTTCAATAGCTTCTTCTATACCTTTTCGTATATCTGCATACCCCGTTCCTGATTGACGAGCGTTTTCCTTGTTAATCTGATAGTTGTACTCATAAAAATAATTTTCAAAGATGTCTAACTGTGCTTGCTTTGCAAATAAGTTAAAATCTGACGGAGATAAATATCCGTAATTGTTTTTATTTAGCACAGACAGAACTGTATTTCTTACTGTGTTTATCATTATAAACTTTTTTGTAAAGATAAGCAAAAAAAAAGAGGGGCTTAAAATAGCCCCTCCTTTGCTTAATTGAATTTATTGTTTAATTACTTGAGTAGTTTTTCAAGCATTTTAAGCTCTTCAACACCTTCATCAGTTTGTAAATATGACGCTACAATAAACATAGGGTCTTCGTTGTAAGGTACTGTAAGCATTCGTGTTTTGTTACTTGTTGTGTTATACCACACTTCTTTTTTATTCTTTCTAAATGTCAATAATCCCTTATCAAAAAACAAGGCAACATTTGCTTGTAATTTTAACATTGGGTCTCCTAAAACATTTATAAAGTTTTGTGGTTCTCTTTTGGCATATACCAAAATATCACGTCTTAATTCTGCAGTTGAGGTTCTTGAAGTATCTATTCCAAAAAGAACTCTACTTACATTCTCAACCATATCTACACTTAAGTTTCTTGCTTCAATTAAAGCATCTACCTCAAGATTAAGAGTATTTACTATTTCCGCAGCATCTGCTGCTTTATCCACCTCAACGAATCGTTTTCCGTTTAAAGGATGTAGTGACATGAATTTCTGTAATACTTGATTTTCTTTTCCAACATTTAAAAACCCATCTTCAAAGATAACCGGTTCTAAAATTGCATTACCATCTTGTTCATCCTCGTAAGGACTTTTTTGGTTTTTGGCATAACGAAGTGCTCGGTTTTCACCTGTGTCTTCATCAAAATGCAATAGAGGAAATCTACGTGAGTTACGTGTTGGCAGCATAAAAGAAAGAGGAGCTGATTCTCTTGTTAATTTGTATTGTCTTGCGACAAAAGTTATTTGTTTTTTCATTTGATAAGATTTAAAATTTATGATAAAAAAGGGATAGTGTCCTTGAAGACACCATCCCTTATAATATTAATCTTCTTATTCAGAGAATATGAAGAAGTTATTTGCACCTAATGTACATACTGCTCTTTCAGAAAGGAAATTTACTTCCATTGCATCTAAACTAGAAGTCTGAGCACCGCCTGCAGAACCTGTAATCCAAGTTTTGTAACGTCTGTCCTCAGTTTCTGAAGCTCTGTATCTTACGTGTAAGAAAGGTCTCTTAGCATTTTTTCCTAAGACTTGGTCATAAACCGATGTAGAACCTGCAGGAACTAACAATCCATTTACTCTACCTGAACCTGCAACAGTAGAAAGTCCACCTCTCATTGTTGGGTCATTCAAATATTTCCAATCAGACTTGTAAAAGTCATAACCTCTTCTGAATCCTGTAAATCCTAAATTCAATGCCATTGTATCGTCATTGTCAAAAAGACCAAAAGATGCAGAGTTAGAAGCACCACCTACA